CGTAATGCTTGCCAGCAACAAATCCGCCGGTATCGCGACCGTTGATGAACTTTCTGTGCCCGTTCTCCACGAGATGCCAGTGCGGGGCGCGGCAGGACACGGAAACCGCGACGGTTGCGCCGTCGTAGCCCTTCTCGCGCTTTCTATCCCACTGTTTGGGATTGTTGAGCGGGCGCTTACCACTGGAGTAATACCCCGGCATGCTCGCGCAGGTGTCCTTGATAAAAGATCCGCCCACTTTCATGAGCGCGGTCGCGGTTTCGTCCGGGTACTTGTCCACAACTTTCTGGAAGTCCCTGGCAAGCTCGTCAAGTCCCCGGAACTCAAGCTCCATTTCAGCCATTTAAAATCACCCGGTCTTTCCGTTCCACGCATGTCAGCTCAAGTGCGACATGCTGTTCATCGATGTCGACCAGTCCGGTGATGTCAAACTGCCGGTCTCCGCGGACGATGACGTCCTTCTGGGTCACATCAGGCTTGTATCTGATGATGATACGGTAGGACGCAAGGTCTGCAGTCTGGTTGGCTTCGATGCGCTCGTAAGCCCGGAGCGGATGGATTTCCGCCCAGACTTCGGAGTGCTTCACCGTCAGCTTGGTCGCCTTCTGGCCGAGGGAGTCCGTCATATCGGTGTAGCCGTAGATCTGCACGATCTTGTTCAGCCGCCCGGCGTCAAGTGAATAAAACATCAGTTAATCCACCCCTTTCCGGTCGGCTCTTCCGTGGCCACGCCCGCCTCCGGAGCTTTCGGCACGAGGTTGACCACGTGCATGTTCAGGATGCTCTCCACGGTCCTGTTGGTGTTGACGGTCCCCTTGGTTCCTCCGGTCACCATGTCGCGGTTGGTGTACATGTCAGCCGCGAGGCAGAGCACCGCGACGGCCATCACGTCCCCGATCTCGTCCAGAGCTTCGATGTCCTGTCCGGTGTAGTCCTTGGCGTAGCTTTTCGCCGCGTCAAGGTACGCAGTGAGCAGGACCTGCTCCGCGGCGGTCACATCCACCGGATCAATATGCAGATATCTGACGACGTCCGTGTATGCAAGTCCGCTTACAGTCATGTCACACCTTCTTCTTTGTCGTTTTCTTCGTAGCCTTGACCGGCTCGTCCACGGGTTCGGCGTATCCGGCCTGAATCACATCGGCCGCGATGGCCTCCGGGAGATCTACAACCTCACCAGAAGCCGCGCCGAAACCAATACCGGCAAAGGCGACCTTTGCCTTGACCTTCATCAGGATGCCTTCATCACCAGGACGGCTGCAGCCTGCTGGTTCTGGACCTTGCAGTCAGCCTCGTACCATGCAACCACGCCGACGGCATGCTGGACAGCATACTTCTCGTTGAGGATCTGGACGGAATCCTCGACCAGCTTGGTAGCCAGAGCCTGCGCCGGGTTGACGTAGAAGACAGCGCGCTTAGCGGCAGCCATAGCCTCGACCTGATCGGAAGTATAAACCGGCTTGCCGAGCAGACGGCCGGAGAAGCCGCCTTCGATGGAGTCGTTGAGGATGTAGTTGGAAGTTCCGGCGAGGACCTTCTTGATGGCGGTCCAGGTAGCCGGAGCCATGACCCAGATCGCGCCGTCCTGATATGCAGACTTGAGTGCATCCTGCACAGTGATCAGCTCGTTCACGGTGATCGCGTTGGTCGCCGCAGCGGTGACGGTGTTGGTCGCGCCGGAGAGGCCGAGGATCTTCTGGCTGGTGCCCTGGATGATCTCGTGGTCGATGAAGACTGCGACTGCCATGGCGATCTTTCTGACGACGAAGTTCACAAGGTCGAAGTCAGTCGCGTTGATCAGGGACTTGGAGATCTTGCAGAGCACGCCTGCGAGGTAGCCGGTCAGGTCGACGCTCAGGAGCTTGGTGTCCTTTGCCGCCAGATCGGTGAACTCGGTAGCATATGCCACAGCGATATGATCGTTCGCGGTGTCAACGTACGGGATGGACAGCTGTCCGCGGACGTTGTACTTCTCAGACATCCGGTACAGCGGGGAAATATCCTTGATCGCGTCGATGATCTTGTTTGCGATGGTCTTCGGGATGACGGCACCGTTGGCGGTCTTGGTGATGTTTGCGTCGTCTCTGTTGCGGAGCACGTTCGCAAAGGTTCTGATCTCGAGCTCCTCGGTGGTCAGCTCCTGGGTTCTGATCTCTTCCATGTCTTTCTTCTCCTCTTTTGCCGGCTCAAAGGTCCGGGTCTTGTTGATTGCGTTGACGGTTGCGTCGATGTCGTTGATTTTCTTCTCAAGGTCAGCGAACTTAGCGTTCTCCTCCTCCGTAAAGGTTCTGTTCTCGGCCTTGACGGAATCGGTCAGGGCAGTCATCTCTGCCAGAGCCTCTTCTCTCTGCTCGGCGAGGGTCTTGATGTCGTTCATGTCATTCCTCCATGAAAAAAGAGACCTCAGCGGTCTCTCAGTTTGTTGATGCGGTTGTAATAATCGCTGTAATCGATCTCGGCGCGCTGTTTAGGTTCCGAATCCGGCGCATCCTCGGTCACATCGGTGAAGATCACGTCATTGTCGACGGTCCGCAACTGAATGACTTCCGGCTGCTCGTCGGCCCTTGCGTGCACGCTCGTGCCGGCATAGACCGGCGTCCGGGTATCATCCGCAAGCGTGACCTCGCGCAGGTCCATGTCCGTGACGATACGCACACGGCCCGAGTCAGTGTACTCCTCGCGGAAGTCCCGCAGGTAGAAGCCAAAGCTCCAGCCGGACAGCTTGCGCGCCCGGGCTTTTTCTACCACTTCGGGATCCGTGATGGTAGCAACTGCATGCAGGCCGATGCTGTCCTCTTCCAGCGTGGCGGTCACGCCGTCCTCAGCGATCACTCTCGTGCTGTCATGATTCAGCAGGACCGGGATGTTGAAACCGGCGTCCCGCTTTTCCTGCAGGGCCCTGCCGAAGACACCCGGCTGAATACGTTCCCGGATGGGATAGCCGTTGTCGTCAGTGATCATCCTGCTGTTGCGGTCCACGGCATTCACATAGCCTTCGATCTCGACCGAATCACTCCTCAGTTTTACCTTCATTTCGTGGCACCTCCTTTCCGGCCCCTCGCACTTCCCGGATCCTGAGCCGGTGCCGGCGTTGTAGGCGCCGACGCATCCTTAGGATCAGTTCCGTCCGGGTTCCGAATAGAACCCCACAAGCCCGTGTTCGGCGTGTAGATGTTGCCGGTCTCCGGGTCATAAAGGACATCCTGCAGTCCGAGCTTAAGGAACGGCATTTCGAGGCTTTCGAGGTTTTCGCGTTTCCGTACCTCGTCCACCTGCATGAAGCCGTTCTTGATTGCCACGCCCCAGGCCTCGAAGCGTGTCCTGATGTCGCCCTTCGTCAGCTCGGTAACGTCAGGCGCGAAGTAATAGTCTGCCTTCTCGCGTTCAAGGAGCAGGTCGCGGTTCAGAGCGTCCGCGAAAGCTCCCATGATTGGGAGGATGCAGTACTGGATGAAGCTCAGCCAGTCGCGCTCGGAAGCGCCTCCGGTCAGGATCGCCGGCGGGATGGCAAAGAGCTTGCAGATATCGAGCGCGTTCTGCTTCTTGTTTTCGGCAAGCTGGGACTCCACAGCGGTGTTGCTGGCCTCCTGGAACTTGACGCCGTCATTCAGGACGATGCAGTTCTCTTTATCGTCGCTGTAGAGTTTGTCGAAAGCAGTCTTCAGCGTGTTGACCGCGTCCTGCGTCAGCTTGTGGTCAGACTGCAGGAAGCCCTTCTTATTTCCGCCGCGCTTCAGCATGCCGTTCTCGAAGATCAGCGTGTTATAGCCGACCCGGAGCGCGTCCTGGTACTCGTCCACTGCGCTCGTGCCCTTATAGCCGTTCTTGGAGCGCCGGAGAAGCTTGAGGAAGCGGTATCCCTCGTAGAGCTTACCGTCCACCATGATCTTATAATCCTTGAAGATCGGGTCGATGGACTCCTCGAAGCTGACCTTGCTCGCCTCGACATAGTGCAGGGATACCCAGTGCCCGCCGGCCTTGTTGATGTAGGCATAGCCGCCCTTGTCGGTCAGGTAGTCATACACCATCGCACGCTTGAAATCAGACCCCGTCATCGTGTCCTTTGTGTCATCGTTCAGGAGCCTGACGCGCGGGTCTCTGTCCAGTGTCTCCACTGACTCTCCCTTGCGACGGTAGAGCCTCATGGGGATAATGCTCACCGTATCACAGATCCTGTTCACACAGCCCGCGAAAGTCGGGATAGCCATCGCCTTTTCTGCGCTGATATAGCCGCCCTTCAGCCATGCCGACAGCAGGACGTCATTCAGCCGGATCCCGTCCGTCTCGAGGCTGCATGCCCTCTGTTCAATTTTCTCTTTCTTCGTAAAAGGCCACATATTCCACCTCATAAGACCTGCACGACGAAACCGTCGTTATACAGGATGTCTTGCTGTAGCAGATAGACCGCGTTGATGAGTGCCACGACCATGTCCACCTTGCCGGCAGACTTCTTTTTGTTCACGTATTTGTTCAGGTTTGTATCTTCGGTGCACCGGGCATTCTGGAAGTTGATCTCCAGCAGCCGGTTCGCATCGTAGCGGAAATCTCCGCTGAGCACCTTCTCCTGCAGGAGCTTTGTGGGCGCGTGCAGGACGCTTGAGTGCTGTTTAATCTCAACACAGGTAATGCCCTCAGCCTCGAGCTTCTGCACCGTGCTTATCGCGTTGTAACGGTCGTATCCGACCTGCATCACCTCCACGCCGAGGCGCTTCTCCATCGTGAGGATGTAATCCTCGACCACAGAGTAATCGATGACCTCATCGCCGCACGGGATGCACTCCCCGGCAGCTGCGCACCGTTTATAGTCGACCTTCTCCTTCGAACTCTTCAGATCGACGGCCGCCTCCGGCAGGAAAGCCATGACATGGCCGCAGATGGTGCCGTTGTCGTCTGTGACCATCGCCACGGCAGTGTTGTCGTTTGTCTGCGAGAGGTCGAGACCGAGCCACACCCGGCGGCCGCGCCACCATTTCGGATCAGCTTCCCGCCTGCAGGCCTTGACCTTCTGGATGTCGATATAGCCCTCCGTCCCGAGGCCCTTGTAAAGGATGTTGCAGTGCTTACACAGGAAGTTCTCGCGCTTGTTGCTGTACAGGATCGCGATGGCCCGCTTTTTCTTCAGCTCGTCGAAGATGTACCCGTAGTCAAGCGAAACAGGATTTGCCTGCCACAGCACCCGGTCGTCGTGCATCCAGATATCGCCCTGCTGGAGCTCCTGATCCGGCTCGTAGAGCAGGGAGAACGTCCGCCGGTCGTCCAGGAGGCCGTCCAGCGTCTTCTTCGCGATGTCGATCTCGTCGATCATCACGTTGTTGTCGTTCGGGTACTGGGTGCTGATGATGATGCCTAATTTATTCCGCAGCGTTATCTGCGAAGATCTCATGGCTTCCACCGGATACTCGTCCAGGGCGCCGGCCTCGTCCGCCAGGAAGGCGTTCGCCATGCGGCCGTCCATGCTGTCTTGCGAGTATGCCAGGGGCGTGTACTCGTTATCATTGATCTTGCAGATGACCTGAGACCGCAGGAGCTTAAAGGCCGGGTCCACTTCGTCCGTCAGCGCCGGAGAAGACTTTATGATCTTCCGAATTGCCAGTTTCAGCTCGGAAGAAAGAGCCAGGTCCGGCGCGACGGAAAAGAAGCGGGAGAAAGGAGGTTCCATGAGAAGCAGCAAAATAAAAATCACGGCAGACACAAAGGTCTTGAAGTTCTTTCTGGCGATCTCGAGCAGTGCCGTCGTGTAAAAGCGGATCTCCGGCTCGTCCCGGAGCTTCGTACAGACCACCGCGGTGATCAGGAGCCACTGGTACGGCTCCAGGCTTTCGGACATGGGCTTATGCAGGTCCGGGTGGATCATCAGCTTGAGGAGTTTCTCCATCTTCGTGACGGCTTTTTCATCCACGATCGCGTCAGGGTCCTCACCGTCGGCGATCAGGATCCAGCTGTCCGCCTGTTTCTTCACATAGTGCGGCGCGCGGCCATTCCCGTCCTCCAGACACCATTTCGCGTAAGCATAGGCCCTGCCGTCTTTAACCACTGAGGGCCTCCATGAGCGGGCTCTTGGCCTTCTCTGGTTTCTTCGGGATGGCCCGGAGCGCGGATGCCAGTGTCATGCAGTTTTCGCGCTCAATCTTAAACATGGCATCATGCGTTTTCATCATGTCGTTGTAG